GTTGGCGCGACCCTGCGAGAGCAGCAGCGCGGACTTCCGCCGCTGCGCGGCCTCGTTCGCCGCCGCCTGCTTAATTGCGGCTTCGGCGTTGAACTCTGCCGCCCGCGCCTGCGCGCGGCCGGACTGGATGGCGCCGAGCGCCGAGATGGCCGTGCCGGCGTAGCCGACGGCGCTGGCCGTCGTTGCGGCAGTCGCCGCGTTCATGCCGGCGGCGACGAGGGCGGTCTCGAGGCACATGAGCGTTACCCGTCGTTCGTGATGACAAGCGGCACCATCGCGGAAACGGTGCATGGCAGTGGCTGGTCCTGCACGACGCGAACGACCGCGCCGCGATCCCAGCCGCCGGGGAACTTCACGACCTTGTCCCCGGTGAATAGCAGAGGCGCGCTGTCCATCGGCATTGACGGATCGCGGAACAAAATTTCTTCCATTCCGTTCACAGCCGTTTCGTCGTAGCCGACCTTTGCGCCTAACGTGTCCGAGAAACGCACTCCAACCTCGATCACTCGGTTGATCTTGGTCTGCGCTGTGCCGTTGCCGCTCCCGGCCTCAAGCGTCATCGTCTCGATGCGCGCCGGGCATGCGAGCCCGATTTGCGCCTTGGTGACCGATCGGTCTAGCGTGACGCTTCCGCTCGACACTACGACGTCGGGATGCGCCGCCCCCTGCGCCAGCACCTGCACGGTCTGGCCCTCGAGGTGCGACAGGCCGGTGATGGATGCCGTCTCGGCGCCGGAGTAGGTCAGGCCGCTGTCGAGGAAAAAGCAGTCCTCTCGATCGGTGGGCGACGCCGCCCAGAACTCGTACTCCATGTACTCGACGTAGCGTTTCGTCGAGCCGTTGATCGTGCGCTCGACCAGCAGCCACACCTCGTCCTGCCCGTCGCCGGGGATGACCGCGACCGACCGGACCTTGACGCTCGTCCCGCCGATCGGGTGACGATGCCAGCCGATCACCTGCTGGTCGCGCATGTAGGTGCAGCCGATGAGGACGCCGTCGTCGCGCGCGCCCCAGATGATCGACCAGGGCTCCGCCTGGTACGCCATCGACCGCACCTTCGGCCGCGTCACATGGCGCGCCAGCAGGCTGGTCTCGGGCGACACCTGCGCGTCGCTCTCGAAGCTGTAGGACATCTCGAACAGCTTGCGCCGCGCGCGCTGCACGAACACCGTCGCCGCGCCGATGCGCAGCGGCAGGATCTTGGCGCATCCCACCGTCGTCTCTGGCTGCGAAGTAATGTTGTCGGGCGTCAACGCCTCGCCGAGCGTCGAGGCCCGGATCGAGAACTCGGCGCCCGCAGTGCCAACCAAAAGCGCCTTGGCCGACGCCATCCACTGAATGGCATTTACCTTGCCATCGGAGATCGTGAACTTGAGCGCGTCGCTTGCGCCGCTGCCAGTCGTCAGGTTCTCAAAGTCGGCCGACTTTGAGCCCCAGATTGTCTGCGGCTGATTAGGCGTGCCGGCCCAAAACAGTCGTTGCTGGTGGAACGCCACAGAGCCAGGCCAGTTGGAGCCCGTCCACTCTGCCGGCTGGGCGGTGAAGGAGATGGTTGTCAGCGTCCATGAGGTGTGGCCAGTGCGCGTCAGCTTGCGCGGCGCGTAGGACGGGTGCGCGAGGTAGAGCGTGTCGGCGGACTGGACCCACTGAAGGTTCGCGAGCTCAGCCAGAGTGTATGGCGTTGCAACCTCAAAGGCTACGCCAGGTGAGGTTTCAATTCGTCCGCGGTCCTTGTAAAATCGAAAGTACAAGTTGCCAGCTTCGATGATGTAAGCCTGCGTCGTAGAAAACTCAAACGAGATGAGAATGCCGTCGCCGCTCGACTTGGTCTCGGCCACAAAATGCGTCCCCGGGCGGCGAGTCGCCGCGCCTTGGGGCAGCGGCACGAAGTTCTCGAGGATGCGCGCCGCGCTCGCGTACTTCTGCAGGTCGACGCGACCATAGAGCTGCGGCGACCACTCGCCTGCGTTGAAGCTCGTGACGATCGGCGCGACGCGCGGCATGCCTTAGAGCCTCGAGTGGAGCCACTGGTCGGCGACGCTGTCTGCCCGCGCCCGGCCTTCGCGCGCATCGATCATGCGCGCCTCGGTCATCTTCTGCGAGTAGGCGTCGCGCAGCTCGGACACCAGCGTCGCGTTGGCGACCAGCGAGAACGCGATGTCCGCCGCCAGACGCGCGGCGATGACATCGTCCAGCAGCGGGTCGAACTGCGTCGGGTCTTCGATGCGAGCGATGTAGACCACCTCGAGCGGAGCAGCCTCGTCGGTGACGATGCTTCTGCCCTCGATGCGGTAGTCGATGTCGTATTCGGGCTCGCCGTTGATCGAGAGCACGCGCAGGCAGTACTCGGGCACCGGACCCTGCGGCAGCTGGAACGCGCGCGCATAGCCAAACGACGGCGCGGTCGCGAGCGCAGGCAGCTGCGCGCGGCGCATGGCGCAGTTCCACGGATAGGACCGCAGGACGGCGTCACGCACCGGGTTGAAGTTCCGGTTGCACAGTCGCGCGGCCTTGCTGTTGTCCGACAGCGATGTGATCGCGTCGGCGCCGATCAGGTCGAGCGCGCGGTTGCAGATTTCGACGGTCGAGTTCGCCATGCAGAAAAGGGCGGAGCTGTCAGGCCCCGCCCTTCCCCTTCGTCAGGGTTGCCCGGTCAGGTCAAGAGTTGTCCTGCCAGGTGATGCGCACGAGCAGGCGGCCGGACGCCGGCAGCGACGCCGCCGCCACCGTCATGAGCAGCTGCTCGTCGGCCGACAGGACGTCGCAGAGCGCCGCGTTGAGGTTCGCCGGCTGCCACGAGTTCGTCGTGGTCAGCGCAGCGGCCGCGCGGTACTTGTCCGTCGAGCCGGTGATGCCGATGGCGAGCGTCGCCGAGCCGGTCGAGACCGAGGTGTTGAGCTCGACCGACAGGATGCGCGCGCCGGCGGGGATCGCCGGGCCGATGTTGTACGCGCCCACGGCATCGGTGGCGTAGGTGAACACCTCGATGCTGGTGCGCGTCTTGCCGCCAGCCGCCGAGGCCGGCGGGTAGCTGCGGGGAACCGCCGCGAGAGCGGCAGCGATCGTGCTGGGCATGTGTCAGATCCCTTTCTGCTGGCTGGTTATCAGACGTAGGTCGAGCCGCAGCGGATCTCGACGCACTTGGCCTCTTCCATGCGCGTCGCACCGAAGGTGGCCTTCATGTGCAGGCGGATGTTGAAGCCCTTCGTCGGGTCCGGCGCCGCGTTCGTGACCGGGTTCTCGCCGATCGCCATGAGCAGGCCGGACTTGGCCCACGCCATGACGCGCCGCGGGTTGGCATCCGAGAACGCGGTGCCGACCGTGACGACGGGCAGGCGCTCCGAGCGGACGAACTTGAACCCGAGGAACGTATCGACCTCGCCAGCAACCAGCGCCTTGACGGCCGCGAAGTCGGCAGAGACCACCTCGGTCGTGCGCAGGAGCTGTCGCAGCTCGTAGGCGCCGCACACGATGTAGCGCTCCTCGTCCGGGTCGACGCCCGCCTCCGCGCTGTCGAGCAGCAGCTTCGCCTGGCGGAGCTTGCCGATCGTGAGCGAGGAGTTGGCGGCGGCGCCAGTTTCAACGTAATTCACCGCGATCTGGTTGCCCGCGAGGAACGAGGTCGAGGTGCTACCCGTCTTGCCGGTGTTGGCGGCGCGGAAGTACGCGGCGATCAGTTCGTCGTCCATTGAACGGCCGATGGCCGCCGCGAAGGCCTGGGTGTACCAGCCCTGCGGCTCCATGAGCGTGCGAACGCGATCCTGGCTGTCGATGATCTCCGACAGCTCGAAGTCGCGCATGGCGACCTGACGGCGGGCGTGCGGCACCTCGGTAAACGGCGTGTCGGCGTGGCGCGAGGTACGCTCCACGGCGTTGACAACGCCAATCTGGTCGAAGTAGCCGAACTCGCCGTTCAGCGTCTCTTGGCGAACGGCCGGAAGCAGCCGCGAGCCCTTCTGCTGGGACAGCAGCGCGACGTTGCTGCTGAACTGGTTGACCATTGCGGTCGTGATCTGCGTGCTCATTTCGTGAGTCTCCGTCAGTTCCAATGCCCCCAAAGGGGCGGTTTGATTTGACGGCTGGAGTGTCCGCGGTGCGGGTCCGTGCCTTGCGCGTCACGCAGCGCCGAGCGGTCGGACTTTCCGACGAGCAGCGGGTCGCCCCCGGTTTCCCGGCGACGAGTGTCCGCGGTTTTCTTTGGTGGCGTCAGGCAAGCACCCACGCGAGATGCGCGTGAGCGCGAGCGTGTATTTGTTCCATCGGCTCGCCGTCGCGACGCGACGACATTGCCAGCTTCAGGCACTCAAGCCGCAGCTTCGCGCGATCGACCGGCGCCAGAGGCTCGGGCGACGGCTTGGTCACGCCGCGCCCTGCATCGAGGTCAGCTGCTCAAACAGGCGCGACTGCTCGGCCACGAGCTCCTTGCGCTCGGGGTCGTTGCGGAAGCGGTTGTCGAAGAATTTCGGATGCGACGCGATCTCAGAGAGCCTCTTGCGGATGCCCTCCGGCGACATTGCGCCGACGCCGACGTTCGATCCCGGGCCGGTCATCGGCGCCGCCGCCGTGCCGAGCGCGGCCATCATGCGGATGAACTTCTCACCGAGACCAGCTGCGGCGATGCGACCGAAATCGTCGTCGGTGAAACCGACCTTGCGCGCATGCGCCTCGATGGCTTGGTCGGCCAGCGCCTGCTGCGCGTCAAACTTGTCGCCCCAGTCGCGCTTGAGGTTGTCGACCGTCGCTGCGCGCGCATCGTCGATTGCCTTGTAGGCCGCCGACTGCCGCGCGGCGTAGGACGTCATCAGCTCCTGCGCCGCGCGCGGCGTGATGCCGTGGGCGTGCGCGATCTTGCGGAACTCGGCCTCGCCATCCTTGTCCCAACGATCCGCCGGGAACCCTTCCGGCATGGCCAGCTGGTAGCCATCGGGTGCCTCGGGGACGCCCAGCGCCTTGCGAAACTGCGCGACCTCCTCGGGCGCCGCGTTCTCGCCGGGCACCTTTACTCGCCCGCCAATCGTGCGCTGCAGCTCGATGTGCGCTTTTGCCAGCGCATCGACGCCTTGGTACTTCGCTAGCGTCTGGTCGGAGCGAAGGTCAGGCGCAAGGGAGGCACGCCAGTCCTGGGCAGGAGCGGTCCCAGCGGCAGCCTGCCCTTGCGGGGGCGCGGAAGACGCGCCACCAGCGCCGATGCCTGCTGCGGGCGCCGGCGCTCCTGTCCCTTCGTTCACCTGCTCTGTCATGCATCCTGCTCCTTTACGATGTCGGGGAAGTCAGCCGGGGTCAGCCCCAGCATCTCGGCGATGTGGTTGAACGTGTCCCGCCGCCCTTCGTTGAGGGCGGTCTGGTGCGGGTCGCCCGCGACGAACGAGGTGGTCGAGACGTTGCAGTACTTCGCCAGGTCAAGCAGGACGTCGCGCCCTTGCGGCGTGTCGAAGACCGCGCGATAGGCCATGCCCACCTGCTGCGCGCGCCCGGGCTTGCGCCAGGCGTTGCGCAGCCACACCACCGCGCGCCTCACTGCGCCATGCCCTCGGTGTCGGCGCCGGAGATGCCGGCAGTCGCGTTGGCCTCGGCCAGCGTCTTCACCGCCTGCGCGCCGTCCTTCA